CATGGCTCGCGCTAAGTTCTACCTAAAAGATCAGTTCGCAAATAAGGTCTACAACTACATCATCGACGGCTACTTAAACGCTGTGTCGATTGGCGGTATGGTGCAGGAATGGAACACCGATGGCCTGACAATAGATAAGATGCTTATGAAAGAGTTTAGTGTCGTTTCAATCCCTGCTAACCAAGAAGCACTCGTCGCATCGAAATCACTTGATGGTGATCAGAAGGCAGAACTGCGTGCACTGGCCAATAGCTACGCTCGCAAGATGCTTGATCAGGAAGACGGTGTAACGGAGATCAATAAGAGCATTAGTGCATTAGAGAGCCTTGTTTCCACCTTAAAGGAAGTAGCTTCAAGCGAACCCCATGAGGAATCGGACAAAGTGAATCATGTTCGGGTAATGCTGCGCCAAGCGCAGGCGGTCGATCATCAAGCCGAACGAATTATAAAGGTCGTAAAGAAAGGACTAACAAATGAGTGAAGAGAATACTCAAACTGTAGAAGTCGATGAGCAGGTCACTAAGGCCATTGTCGACGAGGTAAAAAAGTCCATCGAAGTCCCTACCGCTGCTGAGATTGCAAAAGAACTCAACAGCATTCAGGTAGAAAAGGCTGAGAAGGTCGAAAAGAAAGACATCCACGAAGCTGCCGGCGACACCGCCCCAGCCGAGAAGACCAAGGTTCTTGATAAAGGTTTTGGTTCTTATCCAAAGGAATTGCGATTCGCTAAGGCTGTACGCGCTCACCTATCCGGTGATGCTGCTACTCTTTCGCAGTACGAAGCATATAACCAGAAGGCTTGGGAAGGCGAAAGCGTTTCTAAGGCTAACTATCAGAACGTTACAACTGCCGCTGACGGTGGTGCTTTGGTACCAGATCCAGAGTTCATCGCAGAAGTAGAGCGACTAACTGACGAATACGGAGTGGCTGCTCGCCTCGCTAACGTTCGTAAGACAGACCGCGATAGCGTAACGCTCCTGAAGGGTACAAACGAAATCTCATTCACCAAGACTGGTGAAATGACCGCGCAGAACGCTCAGAAGCTCACATACGCTGCTGAGACTGTCGCAGTTGAGAAGTACATTGCTACTCTCGTAATGTCTAGCGAAATCGTTGAGGATGCTGCTGTGGACATGTTCCAGGATGCAACTAACTCAATCGCACAAGCACGAGCAAAACTGTTCGATCAGCTTGTATTCACCGATGCAACTTATGGTCTCTTGAGCCCAACGATTGCAAAGGCTTACAAGACTCAAACTGTTGGCGCAGCTATCACCAACTTTGATGCTGATGACGCTATGAACGCGCAGTACAAAGTTGTTGGATCAGTCCGACGTAACGGACGATTCTTCATGCACCCTAGCGTGTGGAACGTTCTTCGCCAGACTAAAGAAGCTACTACCGGCGGATACCTGTTCGGTGAAGTAGGAACTGCTGTAACACCTATGATCAACGGGGTTCCTGTTGAGCTAGTAGATGTTATGCCAGAATATGGTGCTATTGGCGCTAACAAGGCATTCGCCGTATTCGGTGATCTTGGTCGCGTAATGCTCCATGTCAAGCGCTTGCTCGAGACCAAAGTCTTCGACTCTGGTGTTGTAAAAGACGCTGGTGGCTCTGATGTCAACCTGATCACTCAGGACGCATGGGCCATGCGAGCTACTCTCCGAGTAGTTCCACAGACCCGATTCAATGGTGCATTTACCATCATCGGAACTGGTAACGTCAGCTAAATCTAAGGGAGGTATAGAATGGCCAGTCTAAACAACCTATATGTTGCTGCTGGAAGTCTCATTACCTTCGGTGGTGTAGACCTCGGTCACACCGTAGATGGCGCTGAGGTAGAGTTCGAGCGTACCCTTACAGAAGTTAATACCGATATTTACGGTAAGACTCCTGTGGACTTTGTTCTACAAGGTCAAAAGGCTACGGTAAAACTCAAGCTCGCCGAAATCACTCCTGGCACTCTCGCCTATGCTGTCCCCGAGGCAGACTGGGACGAGAATGGAGCAACTAGCCACGTACACTTTGGTACAAAAGCTGGTTACTCTCTCAGGGATGATGCGTTAGCGCTGGTTATCAAGCCAGTTGGTAAGAACGCCGACGATAAGCGAACCATTACGTTCTTCAAAGCTGTATCGACTGATAATGTAACCTTTGCCTACAAGATTGATGAGCAGTCAGTCTATGAGGTAACGTTTACCGCTCTCGTCGATGAAAGCCGAGTCGCAACTGATGGCCGCCTGCTCGGTCGCGTTGGTCCTGCCAACATTTCATAGCGCAGGTACAAAAAAAGAAATCGCGGTGTCTTGGCTCTTGTCAAGCCCGCGATTCTTTTTATGCTACAATTGGGTTGTGCTTTTATACGACTACTATAACCAAGCGATATTATCTGTCAGAGCCACTAGGAACGGAGTGGCTAAGGTAGAGCGTCTTGAAGACGAGTCATTAAAAGACTTTAATAAGCGTAAGGCTGATTTTATTGAAGCTACAAGAGCCAAGCGCACTAGAGATAGAGTAAGAATAAAGAAGGGCTAATAATGGCAAACCTCGTCACCCAACAAGACATTGCAAGTAAGATAGGTCGTGATCTTACTGCCGAAGAAGATACAGCTTACTCAATTCTTTACGCTGCGATGGTTGCTTGGGTTGAGGGTATGATCGGCTCTAGTATCTCTCCTGCCGAACTAACAACCAGATACTATGACGGTGGTGTACATAACCTTTCAATCGACCCATGCACAGAGATTGAGTCCATCAAGTATGTAGACCACGACTATAACGTTGACTCAAGCTTTGCAGACAACGAGTTTACCGCCGAGCCAGTGAATCGAACGCTAAAGTTCTGGCTACGATGCAGACACGGACGTTTTATGCGGGGCGAGAATAATGTCGCTGTAGAAGCTAAGTTCAGCATTGCCGGTGATGCTGGCGTACTGGCACAGGTGAAGGATGCAATCCTAAGCGCGATGGTCTCAGAGATCGGCAATACCGATAATCTGGTGCGTGAGTCAATCGAAGGCTACAGCGTAGAGTTCGCACAGAGCGAGACTAAAGATGCGCTCTCCAAGATCAAACTACTATTTCCAGGTATCTAGCTCATGAAGCCGCCAATGATGCACACGGCGTACAAGCTCATACAGACAAGAAACGCCTACGGTGACTTTGTTGGAGACACACAGGTAGCTCTACCTTGTCACTTTAGGTATATCACCGCACAGGTTACGGGGGACAATAACGAGCAGGTACAGTCAGATGCGATGGCCTGGTTTGAACCAGACAGCGGCGTTGCTAGAAAAGATGTGATTGTTTTCGATGGTGAGAAGTTCCGCATCGAGCGAGTTATCAAGGCGCGTCGCCTCAGAGATACTAACGTACAATTTATCAAGGTAGAACTACTCCGCTTCGGGGGTGGTGAATGAGCGGCGTTAAAGTGGTAAACAAGCTTCCAGTATTCTCACTTAAGCTGGCATATGTGCTAGACAACGCTATAGCCGAAACTGCTAAGGACATACTGATCCAAGCTAAGACTCGGGCGCCGTTCAAAAAGGGCGGGCTACGACGTGAAAGCGTTGTTAATCAAGTAATGCCTCTCAAGTGGCGGGTAACTTTCTGGCAGGAGTATGCTGCATTCCAAGAAGCAGGCGGCTCCAGTAGGCGTACAGTTAGACAATATACTACTCCTGGTACTGGCGCGCACTTCCTCGAGCGAAGCGGTAACGAAAAGAAGAAGACGCTTCAGGGCAATGTCGCTAAACACACAAGGAGGATAATCTAGTGGCTACTACTGAGATCGCAAAAACACTAGCAGACTACCTGGAGACATGTGGTTTTGGTACGGTAAACACGGACATCTTCATAGGCTATATACCAGAAGATACAAACGGTCTCTGGGTAGATAGGATAGGCGGTATACAAAACAACTATGTCCCTATGGAGGAAGCCGCTTGCAACATCTACGCTAAGAATACAAACGCACAGGTGGCGGTCGATCAGTTGGAGTCGATAAAGAACTTTATCCACAGGATGCACACGACTGAAGCCGGCGAGAACTTTATATACACAATGCTAGTCATTGGGAATATTGAAGACGTGAGCAGAGATATTGAGTATGCCAAAATATTTAAGCTTACAGTACAATTGGTTTATAGAAACACGAATCTAATAAGTTAGGAGACAACAATGGCACTAGACATACAAGACTTACAACCAAAGCCCTTTGACGTAACTATCAAAGGTCAGACTACTCAGTGCCAGCCGCTAAGAATGGCGCATATCTTTATCTTGAATAAGATAGGGACAATCTTCAGAGAGCCAGATAAGGCTAGTCGAGAACAGCTTATAGAAGCTGAGTCTGACTTTGACTACATCATAGGTGAGCTTATCCCTGAACTACATGGTAGTAAGGTGGAGGTATCTGTAATCATGGAGATCATCACCCAACTTATGGAGAACATCACCCCGAGCGAGAATAAAGAGCTAGAGGATAAGGGTGTCAGCTTTGACCCCGACCCAAAAGTGCCAGCGCAAGAGATAAGCAACGAGAGGATTGGCTAATAATGATCCCCGAGTT